ATGTCCATCAAAGACATCGCCGAACACGTCGGCCTGACCGTCAACGCAGTCAAGGCACACCACCTGCGCGGTAACCTCCCTGAGCCCGCAGTGCAGATCGGTCTAACTCAAAGCCTCGGATTCGGATGGTCAGTTGAAGCGATCGACGCATGGGACGCCGTGCGACCCCGCCGCTCCTGAAACGACAAAAGACGCCCCACCCTCGCAATGAGGATGGGGCGTCAGTCATCTAGCAGTCACACAGGTACAACGCGCAGATACGTGTTCGCGCCAGTCTTGACGATGCGGTTCCCTGCCACGCCTGAACTGTTCCACGCCTCGCAAGTCAGCAGATCGCCGTCGACAACCGCGAGGGCGAACGTATCCGCCAACGTCAAACCTGTACCCGACCCCTTCGTCCAGACAACCGTGCCATTCTTGAGCACCCGCCAATCCTTCACCGAAGTGGACGTAGGCCACTCGGAACCAACCTGAATGGTGGCGTTGCCGGAGCCGTTGACCCGGAGCGCGTTGCCGGTGACAGTCGTATTCGATCCCGCAGTCCACGACGCAACCTCCGCCCACGTCGATGCCGCGAGCTGCTGATCGCCGTTCTTCGTCATGCTCACCGTGATGAAGTTGTTTGCCTGAACCACAGGGTTCTTCGCGGCCATCGTGACAGCGACAGACGGAACTGCCACCGTCGAAGACGCGGTAACCACAGGCGCCTTCGCGGACATTCCCATCGTGGCTACCAGAACACTCACCGACGAGGTCGCGGTAACTACTGGGGCCTTCGCCGAAACAGTCATCGCCGCCACGCCGACAGCGACCACAGCTGAACCTGTCGCAGTAACCACGGGTGCTGGGGTCGACATCGTCACAGCAACGACCGGGATTGCCGCGTCGAAGTGAGCCGCAACAGTAGGTGCAGGCGCCGACATCGTCACAGCAGCCACAGGCACCACGACAGTCGCATCCGCGCCGACCGCACCGACCGCAGGCAATGCCTGCATCGCGATCGTCACAACTTCCACCGACACATTCGCGCCAGCATGAACAATCGGCGCAGGAACAACCAAGGTCATCGCCGCTGCTGGAACCGAAACCAGCGCCGTCGCCGTCACACTCGGCGCGCCAGTAGACATCGCCATCGCAGCAACACCAACCGCCACCGAAGACGACGCCGACACATCAGGTGCCGGCGCCGACATCACAACACCAATTCGAGGGACCGACACAAACGCCGACTTCGAACCGTCCCACACCAACCTGTCACCCAGATAAGCGCGGATCACAGGCTTCCCATCGAGGTACATTCCTGTGACAGCACGACCTCTGTTGTACAAGCCCATGGCAGCCGCCCCTATGCAGTGGTGGAAGTGATGATTCCCGCGGCGTCCCAAGTGATCGTGAACTTGCCTGCTGTGGTCGATACGTCGCCACCGAGGTCTGCGTACGCGATCAGTGGCCGGGTCGCATCTGTTCCCGGGGTCCCGTCGTAGATGACCGCATACCGGGCGGTGATCGTCGAAGTGGACCATTCCAGGTCAGGGCCGTCGAGCACTAGGGTGTTCGTGCCCGCGGTGTAGTTCACGGTCGGCGTGGTCAACGTCAGGCCTCCTGCCGTGTACCCGGTGCCCGTCACCTCATTCGTGACAGACGACTTGTACTGGTGCACATCCTGATCCGGCGTGTACGCGCTCGTGCACAACATCACCTTGATCGTGTGCGAAGTCCAGTTGATTTCACCGTTGAATGCGGACTTCATTGCTGGTCCGTACAGCTTGGCGGTTGCGGCCATGAGGGGTCTCCTAGGACTCGAATGTCAGGTAGAGGGTGGCGGGGTCTTTTTCGGGGATCGCCGCGTATTCGGCGATGGTGAGGTCTTCGGCGCGCTGAATGCTGCCGCCGTTGCGGATGAACCCCAACGCGCCCGGTTCTGGGGGTGGGGCGCCGGCGTCGATCAAAGGCCACAAACGGAAAGTCCCCGACTCGGCGGGGACTTCAATGGGGTAAATCTCGTGTGTTGGGTTGTATCTCGACCAGCGGATCCCCACCCAGTACGGGCCAGGATCCAACACCGGAGTCGTAAACAATCCAGTAGTTGGGTTCGCGGGGACGGTGGTGCGTGCGGGGCCGAGGATCGCATCATGCGCCACGCTGTCGCGGATGTCGCGGACCGTGAACACGATCTCCGCACCAACACCCAACTTCGCACCATCAGTCAACCGATCAGAAATAACAGGCATCGCTTCTCCTCATCATCCGACCGCCGGGGGCGTACCAGGATCGACAGTGCCCGGGTTCTCCACCTCGGACGAATGCTTCAACACACTCAAACCGGACCACTGAGAACCGCCGTAAAACCAGCGCCAGCGACCCGAAAACAAATCCACCCGAACCGTGTAACCAGCCCCCGGAGTCGTGAAGAACACGTTGCCCATCAACGTCACTTCGCCATCGCCACCATTATTAGAGATAGCAACCATGTCCATCGAACGCCGGTAATACTCAGAACCGTTCGGAGCCTTCACAACGATATCCAGATACACCTTCGCGGAACCAGTGAAACCCGTACTACGGGAACGGGTCTGCGCGAGAACCTGCCACAAACCCTTCGAATCCAGACGTTGAACTTTCTTGTTCGCCAAAGCCGAATCCGACACCAAGGTGACACCGACGCTCGGGCCGACTTGCCGATCAAACGACATCGTCCGCATCCCAGGCTGATCCTGGTCAATCGTGATGAACAGATTCTGGGACGCAACCCAGGAGCCGTAACCGATGATGCCCTCAAGCACCTGTGCGCGGTCCTGCAAGTCCACGATCTTCGCGGCGTCAGCCATCGACTTATCGCTGATCGACTTCAGCGGTCCAGGACCGAAACCGCCACCACCGAGGAACGCGTTCGCGAGGTCGCCGAGCATCTGTCCGATGTTCGCGAACCCCGCGAAAATGTTGCTGAACCAGTTGTTTTTGAAGGTCCCCCAAATGTCCTGGTTCTTGGGTTGACCAGCAGGTAGCTTCTCCATCAGCGATCACCCCCTCTCGGTGCAATCTCCAAATCAGCAGGCGGCGACGGAACCTGAATACCGTTATCGGCGAGAGTGTTCCGAAGCTGCGCAATATACGTACGGGCCGCAAGCTGCCAACGATCCAAATGGTCGATCACGTTGTCACGATCAGCGACCTTGATTTCAAGTTCAGTCGTCCGAGCATCCGCCTTATCAGCGCGTGCATCCGACTTATCCAGACGTTCAGCCAGCGAAGTGATGTTGTCCTGCGGCGCTCGCTTCCACGCCGTCACCGCTCCAGCGAGAGCAGAACCGAAAGCAACGATCAACGCGAGGAGGACACCCAAGGATTCAGCATTCACTCACCGACCTCCTGATGTGCACGGGTCATCCCGAAATGAATGCCAGCGATACTGATCGCCACGACACCGAACACAATCGGTGCGGGTGGTTCGGATAGCAACGAGCCCACAACGATCGCGGCGCCGTAGAACATCCAGCCGAAGATCCCGACCACGTGAGCAGCGACCGCGTACCGTCCAGCGATCGCAGCAGCCGCAAGCAATGCCCCAGTCACAGTGAAGATCACCGGCCAGACTGGGCCAATCGACTCGATCAGAACGACCAACGTCTCCTGGCCTGGAGGTAACGGTCGGCGCACCCACTCGGACGGACCCCAGTAGGTGACACCGACCGCGACGGACATCAAACCCATGATCAGGGAAACGATGCGCACCCCTGACACGCCGCTCACCCCTTAGGTGCGGTTGCGAGGGCGGGCAGGTACTGCTTCAGCAGCGCGTCGACAGTCGGGTTCGCGAGGATCTTCGTCACGCCCGCGATGATCGGAACCGCCGACGCCAACGCAGTGTTCTGCGTCGCCGTCGAGGCATCCGTCAACGCCGCCGCGACGGCTGGCAGAATCGCAATCAGAAACGCCACCACCGTACGAGCAACAGCCCGCCACGGATACAGGGACTGCGTCGCCTCATCAGGCCTCGAATGCTCCCCCATCACTTACCGGCCTTGATCGCCGCAGTAAGAGCGTCGATGCTCGCCTTCAATCCGTCGATCTTGCCGACAATGAACGCCCCATCCGCGGCATCCAACACTGCGGCCCCACCATGCGGATACGCCACCGGATCCGACTGCCCAACCGGAAGTTTGCGGGAGCGCACCACACCATTGATACGTTCCGCCGCCGTCAAAATCGTCTTCTGCTGATCATCGTTCAAAGCCATGAGAAAACCTCCAGGGTTAGGGTTGGGGTTAGTGCCGTTGACATGGCCGGCGAATACATCCCACGGGAATCCGTCGCCGACATCGGTATGCGAGCCCATGCCGAGCACCTTGGTCACGTAGCGGTGATCCGAGATGCCTGGGCCGCGCTTATATGGCGGCGCAATGACATTCGTCGAGAAGCCGTACTTCTTGCAGTCCTGAACGGCGAGCCAAGCGGCGATCTCGATGCCGCGACCCATCCGGTCAAGCCACTGTTGCCGAGTCCACGAAGCCCTCGACCCTGCGAAACACAGGTTGATGCTGATCGGGTTCGCATCGAGGACCGACCACGAACACATGTCGGTATCGACGACATCGCAGACGACGCCGCTGTTGTCGACGGTGTAGTGGTACGAGACCTGACTTGCCGGGTTCTGTAGATACCCGGCGAGGGATTCGGCGGTGCCGTCACCTTCCTGCGTGTGCAGGAAAAAGTTGGTGACCTTCGCGCCACCGCGTCCGTGGTTGTTTGGGGACCATCGTTCGATCTCCCGATATGCGGGCTTACCCATGTGTTTCTCCTAGGTTGAGTTGGCGATAGCGCGGATGCTGCCGAAGATCGTTTGGACCTTGTTGAGGACGCGTTCCCAGCCCTCGCCGACAGTGATGGCGTCACCGAACGTGGTGACAGTCCGCATGCGGCCGTCTTCCTGCTCGGTGATCTTCACGTTCGACACGTGCTTCTCGATCGCCACACCGTCATCCCAAACGGTCATGATGTCGCCGTGTTTGTAGCGGCGCTCGAAGTGAACTTCCACGCCGTCAATCACTTCGATGTCCGCGCCGAATGTGAAACCACGACCATCCGCGCCACCGTCAACGATGGTCAGTTCGATCGCTTCACTACCGGAATGCGCCTTCAGTGCAGCTTGACCGACGGCAAACGCGTCCAACGACCATGCGGACGTGTTGTCTCCGAACGCCTCACCGCGACCCAACTCCCCCAACTCAGCTTCGAGCTCGGGATCCCAGAACTGTTGAAACGCGAAGAAGATGTCATCGAACAAGTCGCCGATGATGTTGCCCAGACCGAGCCCTGGGAGGATGGCGTTCAAGATCAATTGCAGGGCAAAGTTGGCGCCCCATTCTATGACCTGGTTCAAAATCTCGGGTGCCTTGCCGCCGATCGCCACCCGCGTTGCGTCACAAGACTTTTCCGTGCGGCGTATGAAAGCGATTTGATCTGAATCTGTGCGCCACTGATACTGCCGGCGGTCCCGCTTCGCGTGGGTGTTGAAGATGAATCCAGGGTTTTGCAGCTTCCCCCACTCCGACGGATTCGTGAGCCCCAAGATGTTTCCGGGGTTCGTGAAATTCAGGAAGTTGTCGGACGTGTAATCCATGACCGACTGCAACATCGCCAACGTGTGCGTATTGAAGACGTGAGGGCTCGGACCCATCGACGGTTCCCAAAAATCCATCGACAACCCAATCTCCTGGGTCTCGACTGTCTGCTTGAACAGTTCGTCAAGCTGCGTGAAGCGTGCCGCCAGGATGATCATGTCGTCGGGCGACTCGTGGACGATGTTGATCATGTCGTCCAACGTGTCCACATCATCAAGGTCCGGTAGATCTGGGGTGGTGCGCCGGATCGGCAATGCTGATACCACCGGAGACCTCAACCTGGTCATCACCTTGGACACAAACTTTTTGAGCACCTGATCTGGCGGTCCCCAGTCGATGTCCTGTTTGCCGGTGATGTTCAGCTGAAACTCGGGCGGCGTCGTGTTGTTCACCCATGCCAACGCCCGCAACAGTTTGAACAGGTGGCTGATGCAGGTCAGTTTGATGGTGAGGCGCCCGGGTGGGCCGGACACCTGCGCCTCCATCACGCGGCCCGTCCACGGTATTCCGTTGCGCCACGTACGAATCAAAATCACCTTGCGACGTGGACGCGATAGGTACGACGCCAGAGGGTGGTTACCTTTGATGAAGATTTCTCCGGTGGTCGGGATCGCCCAATCCCATTCGAACCCGGTGCCCGCCATGTACGCACCCAGCGGACGCCACGACCGACCATCCGGCGACCCAACCTCAATCTGCCAGCCCTTGACCTCGGTCGTGTTCGGGCGCGGATATCCAGGGGCGGCGACAGTCATCTAGAAGCCCTCCCTGAACAGTTGCGGCAACGTCACTTTCACCGAGGTGTTGGTGTTAGTGCCTGTGCCTTGGATCGTGATGGGAACCGTGATCGGACCGTCCGGATCACCGGGGATCTGCTTGTACCAGGCGCGGGCAATCCAGGACCGATCGTTGCCAGCGCCGTCTTTGATGGAGAACCAGTTCGGATCAGTTTCGATGGTCCACACGTCGCCGGCCGCGATGGTCGGCAGCGGAACGAGTTCGCCTTGCCACCCGATCTTCGGAAGCGTGATGGGGCCAGTGATGACGATGTGCGGCCACACCGCCTCATCCGACTCCGACTCGATCGATGCCGTCGCGAAGTCGACTGCCCTGAACGTCTTGATAGCCGGGCGTTTCCGCCACCACGTTTCATCCGACCGCAGGGACACAGGGTCTTCCTGAATCCAGCCGACATCTTTGAGCATCGTCAGGTTGAGAGGCTCCAACTTCGAGTTGAGCCTCACATCCTGAAACTTCTCGCCACCCGTTTCGGTGATCGACCAGTACCTGTGGATTTCCTTGCCGCGCCCCAGTGAATGCCGCCACAACTTGCCTAGCGCAAGACCATCTGACTTCGGTACCGGCCCGAGTTTGCAGACCAGACCGATGTAGTTCGGTCCGTCGTTGCGATCCACCCATGACAGGCCGGCTTGCCCGACGTTCGTTTGGTCATCGTGGGTGAACTCCGCGCCCTCTGCGCCGGTCGGCTCGACACGAAACGAGACGGGACAGGCGGGATCGTTGAAATCCCACACTGTCCCGTTCGCGCATTCGAGGACATATCGCCTGCTCATATGCCGCCCTTCATGATTGCGATGTTCGCCATGCCCGTGCCCTGATCCACGTTGACTGTGGCTCGGATGGGTTCCTTGTTCTTGACGGCTTCCAAGATGCCTTCGAGCAGAGGAGCGATCTCATCCGTGAACTGACCGAACCCCTTCTCCAACTGGGAGGAAGAGTTCGCGCCAGTGTCGAATTGGCCGGTGAACTTCCCGTCCGCATCGAACCCCGACGCGAGCGCGAATGCCGCACCCACACCGAACGCCGCAGCGTTATACGCAGCAGCACGACGACCATTCGCCGTCGTCGGCACCTTCAACCCCGGCTTCTCCCCCACATAGCCACCGAAGCCTGTGAGTCCACCGTCAGCCATCGGCACCAACTCATACCCGAACCGGCGTGCGGTCTCCCGAGTGATTGCGACTGAACGGTTCCGCTTCGACGGGGCGTGCGGAATGTAGGACTCTCCGCCTGTTCCCTTCTCCGCGAACCGAATCAAATCCGCACCATCCGAATACAGGCCGGCTTGGTCGGGGAGGTTCATGCCGCCGTTCTCGAACACCTTGAACCCGCCAGACCAGATCAGGTTCGGATCCTTCCCAGCAGCATCCGAGGTACCACCAGCCGGCGCCGACGACGGAGCTGACTCAGGCGCCGAATACGACGATGACGATGTTCCGGGCCAGTTGGTGACAAACACCCGCTGCCCATCAGTCGCCAACGCAGCACCCGAATCCGTCGTCCCAACAGTCATCTGACTGCCGTTACCCCGAGCATTCGACGCAGCGATAATCTCGTCCGCCTCAGCAGCCTTCACCGCATAATTCGAACCATCCGCAGTGCCCGACTGCTGCACCTTCTGCGCCGCCTCAGCTTCCGTCATGCTGTTGTAGTCGAAGTCGTCGAGCCTGTCGTAAAACATGCCCGCCGCACGAGTCGGATCCTTCCGGTCCTCCCGAGTGCCCCAACCACCGTTATCGCGCTGCTGAAGGATGCCGTCGTTGTCGCCATCCATGCCACCGTCGAGGTTCTGCAAATCGGTTTCAGCAAGTGTCGCCATGACCGCGGCCTTGATGCCCTTGTCGCTGATGCCGCGGCGCTTGCCTTCCGCGATCACCTGATCAGCGATCTTCTCCCGCTCTGTCCGAGTATCCGGAGCAGCAGGACCCGCATCCTTACCCGCACCAGACGGGGCACCCAACGGTTCCTTCGACGCCGCATGCACATGGTTCTCATGCTGCTGCATAGTCGCCGCACCATAGAACGACGGATCAACAATCTTCCCGTCCTTGATATTCCGAGTGAACCGCGGATCCGAGTAAATCAACTCCGCCAACTGCGACTGGTAGTTGTCGGCGAGGTAGTTCGCCCACGCCAACTGCTCATCGGTGTTGCCTGAGCCGTTGGAGTAGTCAACTGCCTTCCCTTGCCCGTGGTAGTCGTTGGTGTCCCGGTAGGACGAGGTGAGTTGGAGTCCTGGTGCGTGTTGGGATGCGATGCCTGTGAACGACTCGACGACACCACCGTCAGCCATCTTGATCGCGTCAGGTTTGATGAGTCCGAATCCGAAGCGGCGAGCCACATCCTGCAAGATCGCCTCCGAACGCCTCCGCTTCGACGGCGCCCCCGGAATATAGGCCTCCCACTGCGTTTCACCTTCCGCGTACTGCACCGGCCCAAGCGGAGACTTCGTGTAGATGCCCTGCCCTGAACCCTGCTGAATGTGCGCGGTGTCGATCATCCCGTCCGCACGCGTGCGGATAGCGCCGTCAGCCATCGGCACCTTGCCGCCAGCACCATTGCGCGAGTAGGTCTGTGAGTCTCGCACCTGGGCGTCGGTGAGCCCGAGATAGTTCACTTTGATGTTCAGGTTCCGGTCGCGCCGCAACCACTCCTGCATCCGAGCTTCAGCGTCCTCGGTCTCAGCAGTCACATTCACGGTTCCGTCAGGAAGCGTTTCTACCTTGAACCCGAGATTCTTGAGATCATCCTGCGCGTCCTGAGTCAGCGCAAAGGTGTGGATTGTCTTGTCATCCGGAACATCCATCACCTTGTCTTTGAGGACATCCAACTCGTACTTCGCCTCAGGCATACCCGGCTGATTGATCTGGGTGTCAACGAATTCAGGGACCAGGCCAAGCGAGTTGATGTACTCAACCGCAGCCTCGTTCGTCATACCCGTCGCCATCATCTGTTCGATCAGCGCATCACGGTTTTCGTTGTACTGCCCCGTCAACGCCTCGACAGTGTTGCCGGCTTCCATGCCAGTCTTGATCTGCTCACGCAAACCTTCCGACACCTTCCGGATCGACGCGTCGAAACCCTCAGGCGCAGCCTTGTTGTCGAAGATGCCGATCCAGCCGTCGAGGTCCATCTTCGATCCATCGGCTGCGATACCGACATCGTTGATGGACTTGACGACCTTCGCGGACTCGTCGTTGAACGCCGCCGACAGTTTCATATCCCCGGCGAACTCATTGAAGCGTCCCTGAGCCGCATCGACAGCAGGCACCAACGTGTTATCCACGAAATCGGCGCCCTGATTCAGGCCATTCTTGATGCCCTCACCAGTCTTCTCCGCAGCGTCAGCCATCCCATTCAACTTGTCCGACAGGCCACCAACACCCGCATCGAAACCAGGAATAACAAGGCTGATCACCGTCGACAAGGTGTCGAGACCGCCAACCATGTCAGCGAGCGACCGCAAGATACTGACCGACATGTCCGCGCCGGCACCCGCGAACTCAGCGAGCCCACGCATACCATCAGCGACGAACCCGAGCACAGCCTTCGCACCCTCGAACGCACCATTACCGACATCGATGAAGAACTCAATGACACCGGCACGGTTGTTCGAGATGTTGTCGGCGAAGTCCTTGATGTACGGCCCGAACGCTTGCGCGAGAGCCGCTTTCATCCCATCCGACGCCACGCTTATCGAGTTCATCGCGCCCTGCACCGACGTGCCGGCGTTATCGCCCATCACGTTGATCGCACGCCACGCCGCACCCTCATAGTCATTCATCGACTGAACAGCGGTCGACAGGTCAAGTTTGTACATTGCGTCACCGAGGTCTTCAGCCTTGGTGCCGAACAATCCGACAGCGACAGCATTCTTGACGAGAGGGTCCTCGATCTGCCGGATACGGGTCAGTAGCTCTTCCATACCTTCAGAGCCCTCGATGCCGCCCTTGGCGATCTGCGCGGACAGCTCTTCGGCGTTCATGCCGAGAGCTTGGTATGCCTCTGCTGCTGCCTTCGACCCATCGATCGATCGGATTGCGAACTCCTTGATCGCATCCGCCGCGGTATCCGTATCGCGGGCACCGTTCTGCACAGCCTGGTTCATCAAGCCGAACGCTTCAGCACCAGACAGGCCGACCTTCGCGAACTGCACCGAGTACTCAGTGACCGTGTCAACCAAATCCTCGGAGGCGTTCAAGCCCATCTGCGAGCCTTTGACGAGCAGGTCGAAAGCATCCTGCACGTCGACTGCGAAACCGGACTTCACTGCGTTGCCAGCTGCGCGGGCGACGTTCGGGATGTCCTCACCCATGATCGTGGCGACGCCGTCGAGACTGTTGATGATCTTCTCGGCGTCGCGTTGTGTTGCGGCTGGGTCCAGCAACCCGTTCGCGAGTGCGGCCTTCGCGGTCGAAAGGTTGCCCTCGATCGATTCACCGAACGCGTCGGCGTACGACTCACCCGCTGCCAGCCCAAACTTCCGGGCCTGCGCCTCAGTGACACCTGTCTGCGCCTGAAACAGATCTTGATTCTGCTCCTGCTGCATACCCTCTTGAATGGCGGCAGCGAGCGCAGCACCAGCCGTCAAACCGATGACAGCGACACCAAGCAGCGAACCAGCGATAGGGCCTGTCGATGACGCGAGGTTGCCGATGGTGTCAGTGAAACCGGACAGGAAGTTGCCGCCAGCCTGATCGCCAGCACCAGCACCACCGTCACCAGCCTGCCGATACAGGTCATCCAGGTCACCCTGAGCGGCCTGCAAATCCTGCCGAAGCCGGTTACCCAGTTCAATGTCGTTCAGTGCGCCAGCCGCTTGCCGAGCGCCGGCACGGATTTCGTCGATCCCTCGTGCAGCATCGCGGGCCTCGTTGAGGAGTCGGTCGTTCATGACGATGTCGTCGACGGACTGGTCTGCTCGTTGCGCGTTGCGTTCCAACTCTTGGATGCGTTGCGCGGCTTGCTGCGCTTGGCGGTCCAACTGGCGGTTGATTTCGACGGCTTGTGCTGCTTCGCCTGCGCGGGCGGCTGCGCGGGTGATGTCCTGGAAGCCGTTGCTAATCCGTTGTGTGGATTGCCGTGACTGCTGCTCGGATCGTTGGGTTCCCTGGATGAAGCGGGAATCGTCCAATGTCAGTCGGGCTACGAGCTCACCAACGTCCAAGCTCATCGCTCAGCCCTCCAAGGGTTACTGTTTTGATTTGACGTGGGCCATGAATTTGCCGACCATCTCGGTTGCGTCTTTGAGGTCGACCATTTTGCCGAGTTGTGCTAGTGCCCAGTGCGATTCGGCCATGTCGGCGGAGAAGCCGTAGTGGATGATTGCGGTTCGGCCGGCGTGGAAGATCATGGGCCAGGGCAGATCGTCGGCGACCATCTCGTCGTAGACGCCGCCCGACCAGTCGCCGGTTTCCGGGTCTATCTCGGCGCCGAGGATTTTCAGGGCCTCGAACACCTGCATGACCTGTGGCAAACCTTCGGCGATGACCTGCTTCCGTAAGCGTGCAGCCTCGGGCGCGCCAGGCGCCGGCACCGTGTACGTCTTCCCGCGGATCGGCAGGTGCAGATCCGGGTCGAAGAAAGTATCCAAATCCTTGTAGGCCATCAGACTGCTTTCGGGTGTAGGGCGTCCCAGAGGTTGGTTCCGGGGGTGGATGCGTAGTGGTCGATGCGCAGTTTCAGCCACCGCCACGTGCGGGCGTCGAGGAGGCCGGATTCGATGTCGTGACCGTTGGCGTCGAGGTCGAGTTCGATTGCGTGCCAGTGGTTGAGGACATCAGTCCACGGCCGATCAACTGTCTCGTCGGCCGGGGTTTTGCCGGGTGTCGGGTTGTACCAGTCTCGGACGCCGGTTACTTCGTCGTACGGGCCGCCGCCAGGATCATCCGGTCCGTAGGTTCCCGGGGCTGAAAGATCTTGCGGGCTAGGGTCGCCCCCACTCTCGATTGGTTCGGGGGTGGGGGCAGGGGATTTCCCGCCAAGACTCCACCAGCCGACTCCCACACCATCCGGCCAGCTTCAGCACCAAGTCCGTAGTGCGCCATGACGACGCGGCCGGCGACAGCGATCTTCGGCCACGACACACCAGCCTCAGTCATCTGCCCATAGGTGTCACCGAGAGCGAACACGATCTCGTCGCGTTCCTGCTCATCCGTCAGGCGCGGTTTCTCGTTCAACAGTTGGACGAGGTGTAGCCCTTGTCGGGCACTGCATGAGACCCGGAACTCGCGCCCACCGATAGGCAGGACGAGTTCCGGGTCCATGAGTTCTGCGAGGTCACGCATACAAGTGCAACCTTTCAGAAGGGGCGCTGGTTAGGCAGCGATGATGGTGAGGGTGCCGCCGGTGAGGCCGGTGCCGTCGCCGGTCACGGTGCCGCCGGGGACGGTGATGACGTACTCGCCAGCCGAGCCGGTGACCGTGAAGTCTGCGGCCTTGTAGCCGTCATCCAAGGCGACGAGAGCGGACTTCACCGCGGTCGCAGCGGCGTTGAACGCGATGTTGCTGGTGGTCTGGCCGTTCCAGGTCAGCGTGGCGTTGCCTGCGGTAGCGCCACCGAACGACACGTTGAACACCTGCGCGCCCGAAGGAACCAGCGGCTTCACGATATCGCGGGGCTTCCCACGACCCGACAGGGTGAAGCTGAACTCCTGCAACGCATTCGTGTCACCCGCAGCGCTGTCCGTCCACTTGACGGTGGTCTCCGCCTCGTGGGCGTCCGGCAGGGCATCGCGACGGTAGATGCGGGCAGTGACGATGTTGTCGGCGCCGGTCTTGCGGCCCTTGCGGCGAAGCAGCGCCTGACCGGGATCGTCGACGAAGCCGGCAGTGTTCTCGCCCTTGCGCTTGCCGCCGCCTTCGATGCGGAATGCGAGGCCGGTAACGATCTGCGACGCGAAACCTTCCGAGTCGATGTCGGAGTCGTCCTGCTCGGAACCTTCGAAGATCGGTGCGACGGAGGAGAGTCCGCGGACTCGGAGGAAGGTGGTTCCGTCTTCGGTTACTTCGAGGATCCAGTCGCGTGCGAGTGTGGATGAAAGTGACTGTGTGGGTGCGGTCATGGTGTTGCTCCTGGGTTTGTGGTGATGGTGTACGAATCGGGGCGGGTGTAGCGGTTGTTCACATCAGGGGCGATAGGACCTGTGATGTGCCGGATGCAGGACAGGATGTTGACGCCCGCCCAAACTGTGTTGCTGCGCTCATGCAGCCTGTCGTCGAAGGCGCGGAACACGCTGTCTGCCAACCTGTTGACGGCGCGAGAGTCACGGCCGGCTGCCCTGAATCGGAGTTGGACGTAGTAGTCGGGTGTTGCTGCGTCCCGTGTCCGGTCATCGTTGTAGCTGTTGAGGAGGATCGCCGTGTCTGGTTTGTCGGGGAGTTGCCCAAAGAAGACCGCGGGAAGACCCTCGCCGACGTAGATGCCGTTCGGTGCGTAGCGTGCGAGCCCGAGATCGGCGAGGTGTTGGGCGAGGGCTTCGAGGAGTTCAACGGTGTCCGGTGCCCGAACAAGTGTCACGTCACACCACCTCAACAGGTTCGGCAGTCGTCCGAGAGCGACACCCTTCGTAAGGCGCGTGCATGGCTCCCGGTTCCATGTCGTATCGGCCGCCGGGGAGTGTGTGCATCCACCGAGGCCCGAGCGCGTAGTTGATACGAACGATCGTGCATCCGCAGTTCTTACACGTGGATGTCATCCGAGTTGCCTCCGTATCGATTCCGCGAGGATCTGCCCGACAACTTCCCTCGTTGCGATGACAGCGTTTTCGAGGTACTTCGCCTCACCATCCTGATGGTGGTAACCGAGTTCCTCGTGCTGCTTTACGGCATACGGTCCGTCGAAGCCGACAGCAGCTTCCAACCCCTCAGCCGCAGTCGCCGCAGTGTTCCGCAGATAGCCAGTCTCTTTCGGTGCCCGTTCGATCGCTTCCTGCTTGATGACTTCAGCGGCAGCGTGTAGTCCGTCGGTGATGGCGGAGCGGACTGGCTCGATCGGAAAGTTCAGAGCAGTACTCATCAGGCCTCCGAACGGTAGAGTTTGGGGATGGAGAATCAGCCGTTGGGCAAGTACGCGCTACCCGATTTCTGGGCCGGCGCCAATCCGAACGCGTACACAATTGCGGATATGCCGCAGGAACCGAAACCGAATGTGTGGGTTCGGTTCTGATCTCGGCTAGGTCAGATCCACGCTGTAGAAGTTGGGGGTCAAACCATTGCCGTCATGGTGCAACTGCTCAGCCAAGACTTGCGCTGTGCGTCCACCAAACTCGGGCGGCAATGTCACCAGCGAATCGACAGGAATCAACGCAGTCCCAACCGGCAAACTGACGCGGGCCTCCGAGATAACCTCAGAACCATCCGCAGCCTTCACCAACTTGCGCTTCGTGGTGACCTTCCCAAGCAACGGATGCTCAGCCGTACCAGAGTCAGGCGGATCGTAGGCAGGTCCGTACGGGCCTTCGCCCGCATGCCGCTGCACGGTGATCGGCCACACAAACCACGCCTTCTCGATCAACTCAGCCGCATTCACGACCCCACCGCCTCACGAATCAGGAAATGCGCATACGCAAGGCCACGCCGATACCCGCGAGACTCAGTCAAATCATGATCCAGCTCAACCCGATCACCATGAGATGCAGTGATCTCAGCGTCGGTAGCGGCCAACGCAGCATCCATCGCGCTCATGACGATTGCACCGCCGACGACGCCAAACCCGCCAACCGCAAAATCCGCAACGCACCAGGCGCCAAAAATTTGAGCGCATTCATCCGATCCGGAGCCGTCAAATACGTGTCATACGACAGTGACGCACCATCAATCGCGGTCGTCGTCAACCGCGGCTCCTGACCGCCGGCGCCCTTGATTGGATCATCACCCGACGCCAACCACGCGTGCACTTGCGCGCACGTCGCTTCCTGCATCGCCTCAGACAGATCGTCATCCGAAGGCTTACCGTTCGGGAGGGTGTCGTAAATGTCGCACTGGCATGCAGTACCGACAAGGCCTGATGCTTCCCGCAGCATCGCAGTCAGCTTCGCGGGGGCAGGTTCAGGGGTCTCCCCCATCCAGGTTTCCAGCTGATCTGCGGTGGCATAGACGAGCACGGATTCTCCTCGTGGTGTTGATGGTTGGTGCGCAGGGCGCGCTGCTACAGGGCCGAAAGGAACCCGGCATGAAAACCCCAAGCGGCCTTCACACATGTCAATGAGCGTGTGCCGGGATGTGTGTTGACGCACCAACCATCAAGCGTTGGTCCCACCTGCCCCGAGCCGCACAGTGAGGCGGCTCGGGGGGTGGGCATCAGGTGTTACTCGTTCAGGCCGCCGACAGCGCCGTCGTGGAGCTTCTCAGCTTCCAACCACGCTTCGATGTCAGCGACAACCGCGAGGATGTCGGCCTTCTTCTTGGCGCCACCGAGATCCACGTTGTGATCGGCTGCCCAAGCCAACAGCTCGGGCAGCTTCCACTCGTCGGACGGTGCGCCATCCGGGTATGCCGCTTCGACAGCATCCACGTCGTAGCCGTGACGGGTGAAGTACGCCAACGCATTCGCGTCATCCGTCTCACCCACACCGTCCACGAAGCTCACGCCGGCGACCTTGCCGTTGTACCCCTCTACGGGGGTCTTCACGACTGTCATTACTGAACCTTGATGTTGCGGAAGACGGATGCAGCCTTGGTGGCCTTCAGTGCGACGCCGACAGGACCCATCTCGACCTCGCCCTTCTTCACTGCGCCGGCAGTGGAGAAGTCAGGCAGCCACGTCTGGATGATCTGACCGCCGACGGTGGACACACCGTGGAAGCCGTCGAGGCCAACACGGTAGGCGTACAGGTCTGTCAGGCCCGTGGTCGAAACCGTGGCGACGGTGCGGGTCTCGACGGGGATGATCGGGTTCGCTGTGCCGGACTGGTCGCCTGCATCGGCGAAGATGATGCCGCCGTACGACTCACGGTTGATGGGGCGGCCGTTCTGTCCGATCAGGCCCTCGATGGGGTCCTTGGTGTAGAGACCGGATCGGCGTGCAGCAGCGCGGACGCGGGCAAGGGCCTTCTTGTTGCCGAGGATCAACGTCGGGGTGCCGTCGAGCAGCGACAGCCACTCGTCGATGGCGTCCAGGGCCTGATGAACAGCCTTCGAATCGGTGTCCCAGTCGGTCCAGTTGGTGACCGACGTTGCGCGGAACTCCGTCGAGGATCCGGTGAGTGCCTTGTCCAGGCCGTCGAATCCGTTGGAGTCGACGGCGGTGTCTCCGTTGACAATCTCGTCGCAGAACTTCGTCGAAGCGGCCTTCACCTTCTGCGACACGTTCAGCGCGATGTTCGAGGACGCGGCGGGACCGAGCTTCGCGAGGACTCGGTCAACCTCGAACGATCCACCGAGGACGGCGAGCGTGATGCTCTTCTTCTCGGTGGTGACGTTCTGCGGCGTGTACTCGGTGTTGTAGGCGCGGGTCGAGGCGGTGGGCTGCGTCAGCAGGCGCCGGTAGCCGTAGTCGAGTGTTCCGCCACCTGTCGGGGAAACAGCGTCATCGAAGATCAGCGTATCCGCGACAACAGATTCCTTGCGGAACTCGTCGATGACCGCGGGATCGTAATCTTCCTGCGCGTTGAGCTTGGACTCGTTGAGGGTTACAGCCATGGGAGGCTCCTAGGAGTAGTGGGCGGCGATGGAGCCGCTGAGTGTGGTGGATTTGGGTTTTTCTTTTGCGCCGCCTGCGGGGAGTCCGGACTTGCCGGCTGGTGCGGCGGCTTTGATGCGTTCGGAGAGTGCTTTCGCTTTGGCGTCGAACTTGTCGGCTGGTACGCCTTCGAGGAAGTCGAGGTCTTCGTCGGACAGTCCGTATTTGCGGGCTGCGCGTTCGCGTGCGGCTTCAGCGCGTGCGGCTTCAGCGTCAGCCTTGGCGTCAGCTGCTTCCTTCGCTGCCTTCTCCTCGGCGGTCCGCTTCGATGCCTTGATCTTCTCCAACTCGGCGGCGGCAGCGCGGTTCTTCTTCGCTTCCGCTTCGTGCTTGCGCGATTCCTTCTTCCAGTCCACGTCGGCGGGCGGGTCGGCCGGATCCTGTGGCGGATCGGCCGGCGGGTCTGCGGGATCGACTGGGTCGGCGGGAGGATCGACCGGATCGCCACCTTGGGGGTGTCCTTCGGGGTCGCGTCGAGGGTGCTGGCGGGAAGGCCAGCGGGATGCTCGGGCGAACATGTCGAACGGTTCGGGTGCGATGACGGATCGTTGGACGCGCATTGTTCTCTCCTTGTGCCATGCGGCATTGGCCCCGGATGCCGTGCGGCTGGGGGCTGTTGGGTTACTGCGATTCCGCCATGCGGCGGGAAATTGAGGGGACAACTCGTTCCGTGGCGTGAGTGTCCGAAACGACGTACGTTCAGCTCATGCCGGAATCACGAGAAATCAAACGCACAGATATCGCTTGCATCCAATGCGGTGAACTGCTTTGGCGGCAGGTAAGGGTCTTGCCCGTTTGGAACGGCAGATCCGTTGAGCGGCCTGGTCGATTCGAATGCCACTCGGGTAAAGGTTGCACAGGTCAAGTGGCCCCGGACTCGGCGTTCAAGTAACGACTCAGCGTGCGCCGAGTCGTTCGCGGTTGAGCCGGCGCTTCAGGTCGTGTTGCGCGGTGTGGGCTGCGATCGCGGCCCGCTGCGCCTTCAGCCGGGCTGCGAGTTCACGTTTGCGTTGCGGGGTGACTGCCACTGCCTGCTGCTTCCGGGTGTCACGGATGTCCCGCTCCATCGCCCGCTGCTTCTGAGACGCCGCATACCCTGCCGGATCCGGCCTCGTCTCGAACGTCCTCGACCCACCAGGAATGAACGCTGACACAGCGTGTCCGCAGTTGGGGTGCTGGAAGCCTTTCGAGCGGGCTTCCCGCAGTGTGGCTTTGATCTTCACCTTCACCGCACGCCCACCGGTCGCATTCGGGCGGATCACAGTCCCCACCTCACCATCCAACGAGAGGACTTGCCCCTCGAACGGTTGACATTGCGGTGCCGGATTCGAATGCGAGGACACGACGATCAGGGTTTGACCGCGCTCCAACATCCGATCCGTATGCCCATCGATCAACTCTTGGTTGACGATGGTCCGCGACTTCATCTCGATATAGGAGGCGAGGGACCAGTTGCGACCGGACGCGTCTTTGAAGCCGGTCACGCCACGCTTCGTGAGGATGTCCAGGGCCTGCTGGGCCGCATCCAGGCGTGTACCAGTCTTGCCTGAATGGCGGGCGATGATCTGCGTTGTGACCTGTGAATGCAGCTCCCCCGCGGCACCCGGTATCCGAGCAGTCACAGAAGCGAGCACCTGCTGCCCCGCATAGATCGCTGCCCGAGTCTTCCGATCCCGATCCGGTGTTGCAAGCGGAACCGGCGGGGCCTTCGGCAACGCCTTCAGATCCTCGTCCGCAGCCTCACGACCCCGCTCAGCAGCACCAGCCACCGCACCCTCAACAAGTGCTGGCATCTGGGATTGCAACTGCAACGCCAACAACTGCGCCTGCCGCTTGAACCGCAACATCTCCGCCGGCTGGCGTGCTTGCCACTCTGGTGTGTCGATGCCCGCCACGATCGCTTCGGCGAGCATCGACATCAGAGCCAACTCTGCTTCGGTGTAGAGGTTGATCAACTCGTCGGGGAGTCCTGCTGCTTCGGACGGGTCGAGCGCCATCGCCTACCCCCTAGAAACCGCCACCGAAGCCGCCGGATGGATCAGGAACCGCGGTATCCTTCCGGATTTCCGCGACCTCCTCGTCAATCCACTTCTCGTCCTTGTCCTGATTCAGATACGCGACCTTCGTCCTCGTGGACGCAGCATTCGACGTAGACCAATTCAAGACAGTCCGCGACTTCGCCTCATCAGATTCACGAGCGAACTCAGGCCACTCGATCTCCAACTCCTCAGACGGAGCAACACCTTTGAACTTGGCAGCATCGATGCGAAGGCAGATCGTCGCCAACGGAGCAAGAGCAGCACCCCAATAACGGGCCTTACCGTTGGTCGTGATGACCGTCCACTCCTTCTTCCCCTGCGCCTCAGTAGCCGTCTGAGCAACCTCATCCGACATACCAAACGACACAGGCGAATAGCCGGTCTTGCGGAGCACTTCACGGATCAGCATCTCCGCGCCCTGATCATGGGCGAGGACACGGATCTCGGGCTGATGGAACTGGAGCATCGACATCGAGGTACCTGTCGAGCCGACACCAGTACCGACTGCCTGAAACACTTCCCGATCCTCCGACAGCGCCATGCCTTTGCCGGCGCCGAGGTTTTCGAGGAGGTCGTCTGAGGCAAACATGCGGGCCTGGCCGATGCGGAAGTCTCGGACGAGTGACGAGTAGATGCGGTCGAGTTCGTGGAGCAGTGGGATTGTGTCGGTGGAGATGTCTGCGCGCCCGAGGTAGCGGAGTGTGTTGTGGTTCCGCCATTCGGGGTTGGGGAGGACGTTGGGAACGTATCGGGCTGCCAACTCGTCGACTTCGAGGTCGACGTAGCCGCCTGTCTCGTCGTCGAAGCCGTTGAGGGTTATCCCTGCGGTGTCATCGTGGGCGTCCAGGTCCATCGCGCTACCGAGGTTCGCCGGTGTCCCCTTGTAAAGGGAGTGGACGATTCGGCCCTTCTCATACCGTTCCAGATGCCGCCACACGTCCCGCTCATCCGAACCCGCAAGCTCAGACCAGAACGTGACCGCAGTAAGCCGGCCCCACCTGTACTCGGGGATCGCCTTGTCAGCGTCCACGAAGTCGATCCACGCGTTGTCGGCGACTTCCTCATCCCACACCACACGCTGATACGAGCCACCCAACGCCGAGCAGGACTCGCCGGCAGTGAACAGGTCACCGTGGAAGGTGGGGGTGTTGAAGATCAGATCAGCGCGTTCCTGCGTGGCACCTGTGGGGTCGACGACTGTGAGCGTCTCCGAGAACAAGCATGACGCTGACAGCTTCGGGATATCGCCCGCGATCGGCGCATGCAACCGCTTGATCGGCGTCGTCGTCTGGCTGACGGGACGCCCCCAGAACGCGTTGTACGCCGCGGACAGTCGATCCTTCACACCAGACGGGGATGTGCGGTTCCCTGCTTGGTAGTAGTCGTCGAGCTTCGCGGGATCACCTTCCCACCACACCTGCGACTCGCGGGTGCGTTCCACGACTTTGCCGAGTTCAGTTGGTGGCCACGCCATGCCAGCTTTGATCATGCGGCTACCTCCTCGGCGATAGTGATTTCGATGGGTATGTGGTTGCGCCAGAACGTGAACGACGAGAACACGCCATAACGCCACGCGTCGCAGAAGTCATCATCTTCTTTGACTGGGGCGTCTTCGCCTCGTTCAGCAGCTTTGCGGTCCCACACATATCCACCGATCTCTCCGAGCAGGTTGCTGCACAACGGCCCATTGATGAGTAGTTGGTCGGTGGACAGTAGGGCTGAGACGACGCCGATCCCCGATTTGTGGGAGTTGTGGGCGTTCATGATGATGCCGAACCCTTCGCGTTGCATCTGCATCTTCAATGCTGCTGCTGATGGGTCTACGAAGAACCGTTCTGGTTTGCCGTGTTCGTTGATGAATCGGCGTAACGATTTGGTGCGGTCGGCTGGGGTGCCTGATGGTGGCGCCCATTCGGCCATTGCGTACAGCTTGTTGTCGACGCCCAGGCCGATGAGGAGGCCGGCGGCTGGGTGGTTGACGCCGTCGTCGATTCCCATTGCGATGATGCGTTGGATTTCGGGTATTTGGTCGACGACGTGGCGTGCGGGGTCGAAGCAGTCGTAGATGACGCCGTCTGCCATGGTCCATTTGCCGAGGATGAATCGGTCGTACCAGAGTCCGGAGTATTGGGCTTGGCGGGTTTCGATGTATCCGTCGGGGAGGTTGTCGCGGTTGTCTTCGATTTCGAAGTGGAAGCAGCGGATGTTGAGTTTCGGGTCGTGTTCGCGGTCGATCCAGTCGGTCTTCAGCCAGTGCCGTGGTGCGTCGGGGTTGGTGGTGACGAACAGTTGGCACGCATACCCTTTGACGCGTAGGCGGCTGTGGAGCATGGAGAAGAACTCTTTGCTGACCAGGGTTGCTTCGTCCAAATAGGCGATGCAGATGGTCATGCCTCGGATGGTTGATTCAGCGCGAACATCGGAGCTGCCGAGGATGTGGACTGTGCGGCCGAAGATGGTTGCTGTTGGTGCGCCGCGGTTGTAGCTGATGTGGTCGACCAGATCGCCGAACAATGCTGGGTCGAGTAGGGCTTGCATGATGTTGCGGTAGACGGTGTCCCTGGTGCGGCCGATGATGACGATTTCCCCCGAGGTTGGGGCGGTCGCGATCTTCATCAGCAGCTTGAACAACGATCCGATCGTCTTACCGGATGACACTGCGCCGTGCCAGATGACCACTTCAGCCGATGCCGCACCGATGCTGTGGGCTTGCTTCGGGGACAGTGTGCCGAGCTTCGAAGGCAGCAATGATCTACTCCCCTTGTTGTTCGGCCTCGTACTGTGCAGCGAATTGTTCGAGGGCGCCTTGCATCTGGACGAGCGCGGACACAGCCTTTTCGGCTTGTTGGCCGGCGTTCATCTCGTGCAGCTTGTTTGCGGCGTTGAGTGTGGTCGCAACGGTTTGCGCGATCGTCTTCTGATCGGAGTACGTCGGCTGTTTGAGGGTGTGTTCCTCGTAGGTGTTGTCTTTGCCGCCGAAGCTGAACACCAACGTCTCGGACCACATCTGGTCGATGACCTTCTCGGCTTCGATGAGTAGCCGTTCTTCGAGTGCTGCACGACGCGCTTTGTTGTCGACGTGCTTAGCCTCAGCAGCCTTCGCGGTGCGCGTCCTGTCAAACGACAACTTGAGCCGCTCAGCGTGCCGGTGAATCGTCTCCGTGGATCGCTGCATCTCTTTCGCGATGAAGGTCAGCGACTCCCCCGCCGCGTGCAGTTCGGTTAGCCGTGTGGACTCTTCATCGGTCCATGCCGCCACTCACTTCCCTCGCGCACGCGGTGAGGTCGCCAAAGGTTTGGTTCGCGCCATTGGTTCACCTCGTTGTGCGTGTGTTGTGGATGTCTGTCAGGATTCGGTTGCGTTGGTCGAGGAGTGTGTCGATGGCGTTTGGGTTGCCTGCGCGTCGTGCTTGTTCGAGGTCCCATTCGTTTTTGTCGAGTTCGTCTTGGTGTGATTGCATCGCGGTCTCCTCATGTGGTGTACATGCGCCAGATTCCGGTGATTGCCCAGATGAGTAGGTTTCGGTTGGGCATTAGATGACCCAGAAGTTGATGAGGGCGATTGTGATTCGGATGGCTTCGATGAGGTTGATGATCATGTTCATCGTGGCCCTCCGAGGATTGGTGCGGTGTAAGCGTTTGACATGAACTTCTTGATGGCGTGTTCGGTGAGTTCAGCGCGGAACGTGTGTTGGACCATTCCGTGCATGAGGCTGATGTAGCCGAGTGCTTGGAGTTCGTTGGCCGCCTTGGTTGTTGCGCGGTTGCGGTCGAATGTCCAGAGGGTGTGACCTAGACGAGTGCGCGCTATGAGCACTTCCATTACTAGGTCTTGTGTTGGTGTCAGAGGCTTGTCCATGAAACCTCCTGAAGTTTGGTCCCCGGGAGCGCAGTTCAGACGGCGCATTGCTGTGCCTCGCTGCGACTGCTCCGGGGGTTGCTGCACCATCCTCAAAAGGTGGCCCTGGGGGAAGTGGGCGCGGTGTGCAGCAAGACAAAACCCCACCAATCCCGGAGGACAGTGGGGAGTTAAGTTCCCTTGGCAGGAATCGAACCTGCGTTTCACCTCGGTTAGGCGTGCGCTCTGCCATTGAGCTACAAGGGAATCTGTTCAGTTGTTGTCCGCGTTCTGTCATTGTCAGGTGTCGCGTACGCGCATAGCGTATCACTTGCATCGCCGCAAAGGTTGCAGACATGCAAGTAATTTAGGTGGCGGGCTACATCATCACGAGTTCGCGAACCTTGCCTGTCTTCGGATCCTCGATCTGAACAGTGTTTCCCTCCCAAGTCTCCTGTTCAACGAAATATGCAACTGATACGGCACGGCGGACCGCTTCAGTGACTGAGACGCCGTAGTGTTCTGCGATTTCTCGGAGTGCATCAGCAGTCTCGTTATTCATGTTGACGCTGAGCCGTATTGGCTTGGTCTGGTCGATGGCAGGGATGTTGGTCATACTGCGATCCTGTTTCGTTCGGGTGTGGCGTAGTGGGCGTTGAGTACGTCGCCGAGTTGGTAGATGGGGGTTCGTTTGTCCGCGTAGCGGACCGGCACGATTTTTCCGGTTTCGCGTAGGTGTTTGATTCGTCGGATGGTGAGTCCTTGGGCGCCGATGTGTTTGGCGAGGGTGGCGATTCCTCGGGCGTTGAGTTGTTCGGCGTGTGCTTGGGCGAGACGTTGCGGGTTGGGTTTGGGGATGGGTTGGAGGTGGCCTCGTCCGGATGCGTTGCGTGCGTGCCTGATTTCTGAAGTGATGTCGTGGTGTGCGGCTTCGCTGCCTTCGGTGGCTGCGAGGAGCAGGATGTTGCGGGTGAGCCAGTCTGCGTAGCCGGAGCAGGTGGCGTGGACTGCTGTGATTCCTCTGGCGTCTGCGAGGAACCATGCCCATGTTTCGAGGCAGATGAGGAGTCTGTCGGCGGCGTCGACTGCTGCGACGTTGAACGGCAAGGGTTGCGGCCGGTCTCCTGTGCTGACTTTGGGGTTCCAGTTGGCGGTGGCGATGCGGGGTTTTTGGGCTTCTCGTAGGTCGTCGAGGATGTCGGATACGTCTGTTAGTGCGTCGACGAGCTCGACTTGCTCCTGTTTCGGGATGAACCAATGGTCAGTCATCGGACCCACCCACGACTATCCGCGAGAAGGCCAGCAGCGACCAGGGATTCGTCCTTGCCCATCCGCACTCCTGTGGCTCGAACTGCGGCGCGGAGGTCTTTCGCCATTGCGCCGACCATCTCCTCGTACTGCGAGGGAGTCTGCTCATTGAGATGTGTCCAACTCATGGTGCGGCCTCTCAGAATGGGGCTTCGTCGGATGTTGCGGCGGGTGGGCTGCCCCAGGGGTCGTCCTGTGCCGTTGTCGAGGCCGTGGTTGTGCGCGCTCCCCCGCTCTTGCGGTCGGCTTTGTTGACCTTGGCGGTGGCGTACTTGAGTGAGGGCCCAATCTCGTCGACCTCCAATTCCACGACGGTGCGCTTTTCCCCTTCGCGAGTCTCAAAGCTGCGTTGCTTGAGTCGGCCGGACACGATGACTCGCGAGCCTCGCGAGAGGCTTTCGGCGGCGTTTTCGGCTGCTTCGCGCCAGATGTTGCACCGCATGAACAGGGCATCACCGTCGATCCACTCGTTTTTCGTCCGGTCGAAGGTGCGCGGGGTACTGGCGACGGTGAAGTTTGCGACCGCGGCGCCGGCGGGTGTGAAACGAAGTTCGGGGTCGGCGGTGAGGTTGCCGATGACGGTGATGGTGGTGTCGCCGCTCATGTGCGGGTCTCCTCGATGTGTTGGTTGATGATGGGGAGGATGGTGGGTAGGACCCATGCGCTGTAGGCCTGGATGATGCGGTCCTGGTTGGCTTTCGACTGCGCTTTGAATTGTGTTGCGCTGTTTGGGTTGCGGAGGATTTCGTTGCGGGCCGCGGTTTGCAGTGCGTCGCGGAGTTGGGTTTCGAGGTCGCTCATCCCGCATCCCCCGGAGTGAAGAGGACACGGACTTCGCGCCCTGCTAGCGGCTCCCAGTAGTTGCCGTCATCCCACAGCCATGCACCGTTTCGGGCTTTGAGTGCGGTTACGTCTTCCGATCTGATAACCGACCCCACTGGCAGCGCATCCAATTCGGTCGCGCTGTTCACCGTGCGAGGCTTCGACCAACCAGCGTCTTCCAGGCCCATTGCGATTCCGTGGGCGATGACGTTTCTGCGCTGCTCACCCATACTCTCGGCTGTGACAAGTAGGTCGAATACCTTCTCGGCCAGTTCGTCTCTCGCGGGTGTGGCCTGTGATCGGATCTCACTCACAACGACTCCTCAGAAGGCTTGGCGGTTCGATACTCACTGACGATCCAGGCGTTCGCGTCGGAGAAATCGCGGTCCCCGTAGTCGCGGCCGGGATCTTTTGTCCGTGCGCGGTATCTGGCAATGTAGTAGTGGCTGTTCGGCTGATCGAGCGCCCATCGGATAGCGGCCTTAATCTCGCTCATTGCCGTTCCCCTTCCAAAGCTGCGCGGCGTTCCCTCGCGCCCTCGATTGCGAGCGACACCCTGTGGACGATGTTGTAAAGCGCGTCCCGCTCCGCTTCGAGTTCCGCTATCCGCCCGTTGGTGTGCTGCTCCACCACCAACGCCACTTCGCGAGCTCGGACGCGCCATGCCTCCTGCCGGTGGTACGGGAGAAGGTCGAACGTGTCGATGCTGTTTGGACTGCTGCGCACCAATGCCGCTGCGATGAGGTCGGTCAACCCCGGATCAGGCGCGGTCATCGGGACGCCTCCTTGTCCGTCGCGAGCGGCACAGGATGACATAGCCAGGTATGACCTTTCGGTCGCCCGCACCCGCCAGGCTCGGTGCTTGGGCCAAAATTCCTGCCCCATGGCGCAGGAAGAACGCCCTCACATTTACGATCAGGCGCGGTCACGACGACACCCCAGTTGGCCGGGCCTGCGTGACTTCGTTGACGATCAGCATGTTCACCAGCCGTTCGGTAACCACCTCGGCTGCAGCCAGGGTTTGATATGCCAGGAATGTGCGATTGTCGATTCCCGTTATTTCTGCGCGCTTTTCGGTGACAGTGCCGTCGTCGAGTTCGACGCGGATCGTGATGTAGTTGCTCATGGCTTTGTCTCCATTGCTTCGGGGTTGAGTGTCGCCAGCAGGTCTCGGTACAGCCGCCAGCGGTCTTCGGGTGCGCATTCCGGTAGGTCGTAGCCTTCGGAATGGTTGTAGTGGTCGAGGATTTCGAGGGCCGTGTCCACTTGCGCTTGGACTCGCTCGACAGCCGCAACCAGGGATTCAGCTTTGGCGAGTAGCTTCCACGCCGTCTCGCGCCCGGTGCTCACCCGCATGAATCGCGCATATTCCATCTGCCGGCGCATGTCTGCGAGTTGCGCTTTCGTGTGCTCAACATCCACCCCAGTCACGAGGTCACTTCCTCGACTGAACCCGCTTCCCAGGCGCTGGGGTCGAGGTCGATCTCGTGGGAGCATTCGTGGCACAGACCGGCGTAGGCCATGTTCTCCGCGACCAGCTTTGCCGTCCGTGGATCAGGGGCCTTCACGTCGAGTGTGTGGTTCGCCGTTTGGGTGAGGTTGACTCGATAGGTGCTCATGCTCACCCCTCCTCGGCCGCAACGAACGGGGCGGGCTGAAGGTCGCCGACGTCGAAGATCTCGCAGCAGTCGCCCACGCCATCCGAGTACAGATGGATCGCACCGACTCCGGCCTTGCGGAACCTCTCACCATTCGTTGCCCGCACAGTTCGACCTTCGGGCACTTCCTGCCACGTCTTCCACGGTCCGGTTTCGGTGGGGGCAGGGACAACCGGCGAGGAGGCGGGCCAGATGTGTGCCGATCGATCCGGGACGTATGCGGTGTGATCGCCATCGTGACCGGTCGTCAGTGAGCACACCCAGCCCTCAATCTCAGACAGGCAACGCGCTTTCGTCTCCTCCTCGGCGGGTTCGACAGGGGCGGGAGTGGTTGATTGAATCCGGGCGCGTACCTCGCCAAGGAGGGTGGCCCACAAATCCCCGAACCCTTGGCGCTCATATTCGGCGTCGAAGTCTTTGTCGTTCTTCCCGAGGTCGGTCCAGAGGTCCAGGGTCATCCACGACTGCACTGCCTTCGCGGTGTGCGAACGCTGCACGACGACGAGATCGCTGCCGTCACGGACTGCTGCGGGTTCGGCAGGGGCGGGCGGGTCTGGCTCACTCGGAGTGCCCCACAAGTAGGTTCCGTTCGTGTGTAGGCCTTCATGCCGGGCAGTCAGCTTGCACCATCCGAGAGTGATGCTGTTCGACCCGCACGGCTTCACTTCCTCGGCGGGTTCGGCAGGGGCGGGCTGCACCTCAGTTAATGGGCCGAACTGCTCCAGCCAGAAATCCCATGGGGCGTATATCGGTTCGTCTTGATCCGTCCGCCACCACGCACCAGGGTTGTCGTGGAGGCCGGTAGTCGCATATCTTCCGAAGCGGAATTCGGCAGCAACGCCTCCACGAGAGGCTCCGCGCAGGATGATGGTGACGCGATCCTCGGGTTCCTGGTCACCCGCCTCGAAGGATCGGGGCTTCGCTGCCTCGGCGGGTTCGGTTGCCGGGAACTCGCCGTCGACCTCGGCGAGTGCCTCTCGCAATTCCTGCACTAGGTAGGCGTTTGGATATCCGACCGCATCTACGAGCCTGAGCGCTGCACGCCTCAGGCGAATTCGCGATTCATGTGGCATGCCGCCCGCGTACTCGAGTACCGTCCGCACGTCTTCCACCTGTTCGGCGGTGAGTGCCACACCGCCAGCAGGGATGTACGGGCGGCCGGTTTTGTAGCCGAGAGTGAAGGCTTTCGCGAAGATGTCGCCAGCGGCAGTGCCTAGCTCTTTGTCGGTCATGGTGTGGGCTCGATTCGGAGTGTGATGTGGACGCCGGGGGTTTCTCCGATGTCTGCGATGACCTTCGAAGCACCCAGTTTGGTGATCTGTGAGTCGTCGGCGATGAGGATGTTGGTGATGCCGTCGAACACTGCGCGGGTCAACTTGTCGAGGTCCGGGCGCTTAACTGCGGGTGGTGTCCGGGACTTCGGGGTGGCTTTGGGGCGCGGCATGACGAAGATGAGGTTGAGTCGTGCAGCGCCTGTTTCGAGTTGCCCACCAGCATCTTTCAGTGCTTGGTGTGCGACGGTGCCGATGGTGTCCCGCCATGGCTTCAGCGCTGCGGACGATTCGATCATTCGTCCGCCGCCGATGTGCTTCTTGCTGCCTTGGGGTGCTGGTGATCCGGGGACGAAGAAGTGCAGGTCGGCGGTCATCGTTTTTTGGCTCTCGCTGCGCGGTCTTGTTCGGCGCGCCAGTCGCGGCATTCGGCGCATCGGCAAAGGTAGGAGACGTATCCGTTGCCTGAGCCGTGGTTGGCGTTGGGGTGGAATGGTCTGCCGTTTTTGGTGATTCGTTGGATGCGGAATCGTGATTTGGAGAGGAGTGTTGTTTCGGATTTGGTGCGTGGGCCTGCCTTGTTTTCGAGGCGGGTGATGGTTGCTTGGATGCGGGGGTGGTCTGCGCAGACTTGGCAGAGGGTTCCTTCGCCGTCGAGGATGTGGGTGGTGGCTTTGGAGCCGATGGTTCGGTATCCGCGGAGTTCGCCGCATTGGGTGCAGGCTTGATTGGATGTGGGGATCGCGGTGGGGGTGGTGAGTCGACGGTTCGCGACCTTGGCGATGGGTCTGCGTGTGGGTCGGCTGCGTTTGCGTTCTTCGGCCATGATTTCGCGGGCGGTGGGTGAGAGTTCGATGGGCGGTAGCGTTTTGGGCCGCATCAACCGGTCGGCTTCGCGCATTTCGCGTCGGCAGGGTCCGCATTGTCCGCAGAGTCCTGTGGGGCAGGATTGGGTGGAGAGGCTGGACGCGATCATTTGCGGGCCTTTCGTGTCTGGTTCCGGTCGTGCCATGTGCCGAGGTCGCGGCGGATCGCTCCGCATGCGCACCGCTCGATGTAGGTGAAGAGGTTCATCCATCCGCGTGTCTGGGCTTTGCATCGGTGCCAGCGCGGCGGGACAGGCGCTTGATGCCATTCAATGCCGTCGCGGTGTTCGATTTGCGGGTCGTCGAAAGCTGGGACTGCTAGGTCGAGACCTGCTTTTCGGCGTATGTCGTCGAGCTGGGCTCGCATGTCGAGTTCTATTTGGGAGGGCCGGAATTGATCGATCATTTCCCTGCTCCTGTCTCGTGTGCTCGGTCGGCGAGGTCCCAGAAGTCGGCGGGGTCGTCGTCGTAGGCGAGTCCGTCGTCGTTGTCGAAGTGCGCCATCACTCCCCCTCAACTGCCGTGCGGAGCAACCGGGCTGCGCGCTGATAGATGCCCATCTCGTTTTGCCATGAGATGAGGCCCTGTGCGTCGTCGGCCTCTGCCGCGAAGACCGCACCGTTCGAGGCGTTCTGGATGTGCCAGTCGAAGTCTTTGAGAACTGGTGCTATCCGCCCGCTCATGTGGTTGTGGGCGGCGTTGGCGAGGTCCATCCAGATCGTTTGCTGCAATGCGTCCAGCTCTTCGAACGGTCCGAGCATTGCGCGATCCTCTGCGGTGTGCTGGGGGTTTCCGTTCTCGTACAGTGCTTTTGCGAGGGCTTCGATGTGGTTTGCGCTCACATTGCACCGCCAACGTTGGGCATGTTCACGGTCATGAGGTGCTGTTCGAGGTCGGCGCGGGCTTTCGCGAGCTGCTTCCGTGCTTGCTCGGCGGCGTCGTTCACAGCTTTGAGTTCAGTGGGGAGCCATTCGGTGATGATCGCGTTAGCGAGGCCTTCGATTTGGTTGGTGTCGAGGTCTTGACCTGTGTGGTCTGCGATGAGGTCGTGGAGTGACTGGTATCCGCTCACAGTGCGGCTCCGTTCAGGTAGGCGGTGAGGACGTAGGCGAAGCAGATGCAGAGTCCGGTGAGGGTGATGGCGACGTAGGTTCGTCCGCGCCACCGTTTGCGGCGTTCCAACTGTTCGCGGCGTCCGGTGATGTCGTCGCGCATCAGCGCGAGGGATTCGAGCGTGTCGCAGTGTGAGGCAAGGGTTTTCATGCGGTCACCTCGTAGCCTGCATTCTTGAGTGCCGCAGCGTGGTCGAGTCCACCGCGGTAGGAACCGTTGAGCTCTTCCCAGTCTTCGATGTTGCCGTTCTCGTCGGAGCCGAAGATGTATGTTTCCGGGCCACAGAGGGCGACGGTGACGGCTGAGACGAGAACATGGTTGTGGCCATCGAGTGGCGGATCGAGACGGTAGATCGCCTGCGATGCATTGGGATCCGGAGACTGGTGTACGTCGCAGATGCGTGTCGCGGTCTTCACAGTCGACTCCCGTCTGTGTCGAGTTGCGTCATGCAGTCCTCACACACGAAGTAGTCACCGAACCCGGGATCCGTGTGAGCGCTGAGGTTGATGGAGGTGCAGTTGCCGCATACCGGAGCATTCACAGTGGCGGGATTATGTGAGGCGATGAGTTCAAGCGCGGGGACACCTGTGCGGTGCCGGCCACGCGAACGAAAAGCAAGAACAGTCATGACATTCCTTCCGATTTGAGCCCGTTGCAGCGGGCGATAATTGCGAGCGTACAACGAGACTTGCGTACACGCAATGCCTGCAAGCAAGTCCCGTTGCGTGCACGCTCGCAAGTTGGACGACAAACGGAACCCACCGATTACTGCTGGCTCATTGAGCCACTGACGCCCGAACCACGCACCCAAGGGGAACTTGCCCCGAACGCAGTACTCAACCCGCGTGGAACCTTTACAGCGCCCGAACCCAAACTTTTCGGCCCCGACATTTCAATCGCCGACAACTTCCGCGCCAACTCAGCGTCCCGACGATCCTCCAACGCACGCCGCTCCCCCAGCGTCATCCGATCCGAACGATCAGACCTGATCGCCCGAGCGAACTTCACAATCTCCGCAGGCTCCGGCGCCTGACCCTCATCCGCGGCCCGCTTCTCCACAGCCGCCAACAAATCCGGGAGCTCCAAGTTGTGCTGCGAAAACACTCGCGCCCACGACTTCGCCAACGCAATCGCCTCGTCGTTGTTCGCCGGCCTCGGCGCTGTACGCCGATGGACGAGCGCGATGTGCGCGATTACCGCTGCCGCTTCTGATGGTGTGGTCATTGTTCGATCGCTTTCGATTCGGAGTCGAGTGAGTGCGCGAGGTGCAACCAGGTCTCCGCTTTGGAAGGTGCACCTCGGCTGGTGGGTTGTGCTGTTCGGTCACGGATCACGTCGGACAGCAGATGCGGCAGGACGCGTGGCCCCAACCCAGATTTCGTGAGCCACAGTTCCAGAGTTTCAACGACGTCAGCTTCCGGTGTTCCGCCGACAAGCATCGAAGACACCTCCAACGCCAAAGCTGTCTTTGTGGTCTGGGAATGCTCCTTGGGAATCACGCGGCGGATGATCGTCCAGGCATCGATGGGGACTGCTGGGCCTCTCGGCAGCTCTTCGCGAACGCCCGTGATGCTTACGTGAGGTGAACTAGAGAACTCTTTAGAGTTCTCTTCTCTTCTCTTCTCTCCTCTCCTATGGGGTGGACTTTCCGCGGACGTGTCCGCGGACATTTCTCGGTGCTCGGCCCGTTTTTCGGCTTTGCGTTCGCGGTCTTTTCTGCGGCGTTCTACCAGCTTGTCGCCGCTTTCCTGCCAGTCGGACCATGCCGGGAATCGGTATCCGCCGCCCTCGACTTCGATGAGAACTTTGCGTGAGATTAGATCGAGAATCGATCGATTTCCGTTCGGGATTGCGACGAGTTTGTGAGCATTTTGCGGCACAAACCCCATCGTTTCGGCGTTGCCGCAGTAGGCCAGAAGTCGTGTGAACATGCGCTCGGTGGATGCCGAAGCGCCGGCCATTTTCGGGTCGAGGAAGTACGTCGAAGACAGCCAAACTTTCTCCATTTATGCCGCCTGGTGTTGTCTGTCGTGTGCGATGGTGAGGTGGTTTCGTGGGACGCCGGCGTAGTGGCATGTGCCGGTTGGGTGGTAGTTGTTGTCGAGGCAGACGGTCACGGTGGGGCCGTCGATAGCTACCGCGGTGACCTCCAACCCTGGGGAGAAGTGTCCCCAGGGTGTGGCGATCATCGTCCGCAGGATTGCGGGTCGGTTCATGCGGTGGCCTGGTGCCGTTTGGATTCGATGTAGGCGTCTACGTCGTCGCGGAACCATCGCAGGGGCGAGTTGTCGGAGTCACCGATCTTGAAGCCCTTGATGTAGAGGGGGTGCCCTTTTTTGCGGCTCTTCAGGATGGTGGAGTGTGATACTCCGAGTTCTTCTGCGAGTTCGTGGATTCCGATGGTTGTTGTGCTCATGCCGTGCCTTTCCATGTGCGGTTGGGGTTGTTGTGGCGTGTTCGGCGGGTGGGTGAGCACCAGCCGACGTGGTGGATGTGTCCTCGGCGGGCGTGGTGTCCGAAGAGTGCGGGAAGGACGTTGTAGTGGTCTGCCATCCAAGCCCGTGTTTCGGGTGGAACTGCGTCGCGGACGTGGTCGGCGGAGAACTCGCGGCCGGATCGGATGAGTTCCGAGAGGGCGATTTCGATACGGTTGGGGTGGTCGTGGTGTCCGACTGTTGCGGCTGCGAGGGCTGCGTCTTGCCCGTCCAACCTGAGCTGCTCACCAGCAGAAGTCATGCTGCATCCTTGTTGGTTTCGAGGATTGATGGGTCGATGTAGTAGGGGCCGCCTGGATCAGGTTGGCCGCAGAAGGCTTCGTGTTGAGGCCAGCCTTCGACAGGGCCTGAACACGTGCAGTTATCGCGGTGGTAGAGGCTCATGAGGCGACCTTCCGCAGCGGCCAGTCGGCGCACACATCAGAGGAGTCCTTGCCCTGCTGATCGAGATATGCGGCGTAGTCCAGTTGGCGTTCCCGATGCCATGCCGCTTGTTGCGACATCAGCTCGTCGACAGTCATCTGTGCGAGTCCTGGATTGTGGTGCCCGAGCTTCCATGCCAGACGGGCGGCAGCGAGTGCGTCTGCATCCGCGGTGTGAGCATTGCCCACCGCAATGCCATAGTGTTCGCACGTAACCGACAGCGTGCGCTTCCCGCGGCGGTACTTGTCGACAGCTCGATCGACGACGAACGGATCGAAGATCGCCCCGAATGGGAGTGGTGGATACCCCAACCGCTCCCCCTCGCGATCCATGACAGTGAAGTCGAACGACGCGTTGTAAGCGCACACGATTCGCCCAGCAGCCCAAGCGGTTTCAAGGGAAGACCGAATCTCGTCGTAGCCCTTCGTGTAGACCATGCCTTCCGAGCGGGCTTTGTCCGTGGTGATTCCGTGCACCTCGGCGGCGCCATCCGGAATAGGAATCTCGGGGTCAACCAACCAATTGCGCGACACCACCTCCGCGCCGTCGATCGTTGCGATGCACGCTGTCACGATGCGAGCTTCCAGCGGATCAGGGCCCGTAGTTTCAAGATCGAACGCCGCCAACGGCGCACCACCCCACATCACACAACTGCCGGATCGGTCTGTGCCTCGTCCACGATCTCGCCTTCGATGTGCTGCGGTGTCTCGACTGCGGCCGGAGTGAGGTCTACTCGAACGGCGCCGTCGTTCTCGACAGCGAGTGCGAGTTCAGTGGACTTCGGCATCCACTTCGACAACTGCCGTAGGCACGTCTTGTGCGCCATGCCTTCGAACTCGTCTTTCCAAGGGCCGAAGACATTGCCTTCTTTGCTCTTCGCTGTCGCGTACTTCTGCTTGTACTTCAACATCTCGACGTGAGAGATGACGACATAGGTGGATCCGCCGTTCGCGAACCGGACCACCGCGTAGTACGCGACGGGTTCGCCGCGGTCACCAGTCATGAGCGGCTTGTGCAGCAACTTCTCTTCGAGTCCGTACTCAACCTCGTACACATCGTTCGCGAAGATCGTGCGAGCACTCAACGATGCGATCTGATTGGAACGGTATGACAGCTCCACCAATCCCTGATAACCGATGACCAACTGCGCCTTGTACCCACGGGACTTGTTGTCCCAGAACGGCAACACCCACGCGTGTCCCAGGACACCGGGCCGCAGACCGAGCTGTGAGCACGTCATCAGCGCGCCCAGAACGGAGTTCGATTCGCAGTCCTGAAGCTTCGGTGTCTGACGGAGGCAGGTCAGCGCATCCCGGATCAACTGCTGAGCTTCTGCGCCTTTCGGCATCGCCAGTTGGAACTGCTTCTCCATGCCACGGATCTTGTCCGTCAGTGACGGTTCCTGACGCTGCTGAACGGCTGGTGCGGCACCACTCGTGGCTGCTGCATTCGCGGTAACACGCTCTGCGAGATTGCTTCCCATGATCAGACCTTCTTTACGTCTACGGAGGTGGATACGAATTCGGCGTACTCAGCCGGGTGAGCTGCCTTCAGTGCTGTGGTGTCGAGCTTCGGAGCGTCGACCAGGAACTCCCGATACAGGTCGGGGTGCTTGTCGCGAAATTTCGCAGACGCGAATACTCCGTTCTTCAATGCGGCCCACACCTTGTCGTCGTCACCAACAAGTGCGTCCTTGCCCGCGAGGAGTTTGCGAAGTTCGTTCTGCGCCTGCTGCTTCGCGAGCTTCTCGCGCTTCTCTGCTGCTGCATGAGCTAACGCCCGAGCGTGGATCTCTTCGAACTCCGATGTTGGGAGCTTCCGAACTCCGCCCTTCCGTCCGTACAGCTGCTTCAGAGCATCCTTCGAAGCATCACCGGCGCCGACTGGTGGCGCTATGCCTGCGAGAACGTTGTCGACCCAGAACCGTTCGCAGGTATCGAGAATGACTGCGATGATTCGGTCATCTCGGTCCACCTCGAACAGTTCAAGCTTCTGCCCGCCAATCAGGCCGGCGACAACAGCCTGCTCTTTGCCAGTGACAAACAAGCCAGCCTGGACTTGCAGTTCGGCGTGGTCGGGTATCTGCCCTTTCCACTCGGACGCCTTGAACGCGTTCGCGGTCTTGCCTTCGTACAGACGGCTGTCTGAGATGAATCCATCGGCGCTGTACTGCATGAACGGATGAGTGGCACTGCGGAGCATCGGCGGCTTCGAGATAGTGACGCCGAGAATGTCGGCGGCCCGTGCCCGGACAACAGGTTCAAGGACGTGACCCCAAAACGCAGCCTCTGATGGCGGGTTCAGGTCGAGAGGTGTTTGCCCGGTCTTGTCGAGCCAAATCGTGTACGGGTCGTCCCAGTCGGGGTTCTGCATTCCGAGGAGCGTGGAGACCTCAGAACCGCCAACACCATGGCGCCGAAGCTGCAACCATTCGATGCTGTTGTCTTCGACCGAAGGCAACTCGACGTAAGGGGCTGCGATGGCAGTCATGATGCCGCCTTGAAGTTGACGGCCTCAGCGACCTTGTCCCCCAACGACACCAACGCCACCAGATAGTCAGCGTCCGAAACCGTGATGCGCTTCAACAAGGCACCCTTGTCCGCGTCCGGATGATTCAAACCATCAGGCAACGTCGCAGTCACCACATGCAACTGCAACAACGGCTCGCACGAGTGATGCCACATGTACCGCCACATCGGGGTACCGCCATGGAACTCCAACAGGTCCTCCAAGCGAGCTCTCGCGTCGCCCTCACTGTCAGGGGTAAGGTGTAAGTGCATTCGCTTTTCCTTCCGATTGGTGATTGCCTCGCCGGTCCCTTTGCAGAGGGGCCGGCTTTTTTCTGCGCTCATACCGCTACCGCCAACTCGGAGACGCACTCGAACAGATCGTCGAAGTCGAGGTCCGGGAAAGTGTTGAGCAGCCCTGCGATGAAACGGCTCCCCGGTTCCATGCGGCCTTCGAGGACGCGGTACACCGTGGATCCGGAAACACCCATTTTTTCGGCGAGCTGGGTTTGGTTGAGGCCGCCTGCGAGTCGCATGTATTTGGCGAGTTGCGTTCGGCGGAGTCGGACGAGGGAAGTCATCTGCGCTCCTTTTGCGTGTCCGCTAGCTGGGTTGCTTGCGTGCACGCTTGACGCTACGCCTATTGCTTGCGTGCGCGCAAGCCAATCTCAAAAGATTTTTTCCGCACCCGGACTTACATGACTGTAATTTGACTAACTTGCCATCTAGCTGGGTAAACCCACCTTCATGCAGACACCTTTACCTCAACTTGCGCGCACGCAAGCACTTTTTCGGCCAAAAACCACCACTATCGTTCTCGGCATGACCGACTTCGCCTCATGGGTGGCACAACAGATCGCCAACAAGGGCTACAAAACCGACGCCGAAGCAGCCAGACACATAGGCGTCCCCCAATCCACCATCGGCAGATGGAAGACCGGCAAGAAGCAACCACTCGCCGAAACCATGCGCAAAATCTCCGAGTCCCTCAACATCCCCATGCAACAAGTCCTCGTCGCCGCCGGCTACCTCAAACCCGAAGAAACCGGAGTCGTCGAAGTCGTCTCCACGAAGGCACTCACCAACGATCAGCTCCTCACCGAGATCGCATCCCGGTTGGTCGACGACAAGCCGGAGGCATTGACTTCGGCGGATCAAGCCGTAGAGGTTGACGGGAAGCAGTCGGATTACGACTTGGTATCGAACCGAAAGGGTGAGACAGCGGAGCGCCGGCGCCGTCGACTTGAAGGCGATTTCGAGGATCATCCGCAGGGCGAAGGTCCCGAGTTCGGAGCATAGTTCGAACATTCGTTCGACAAATGTCCGTGCCGTACCTCACAATGACGGACATGGCTCACCATCCGTGGCACTACATCAGGGACAAACACCCCGACGTAACAGTCGAATTCACCGACAGCTGCGGACAAGACGGATGCCTCGGCCGAAGCCACGGCAAAACCATCGAGATCGACCGCACATCGAACCAACGCGAACGCCGCGGAACACTCACCCACGAAACACACCACCACGAACGCGGACCAGTCCCCCAAGACCCATACCTCGCCGCAAAAGAAGAGCGCACCGTACAACTTCTCACCGCGCAAACACTCATCACGATTGACGACCTCATCGACGCACTGGTGTGGAACCGATTCAGGGTCGACGACGGCACCGCAACCGACCTCTGGATCGACTTCGACATACTCCTCACCCGCGTCCAGAACCTCACAGACGATGAACGAGCACACATCGACACCGAACTACGGCGACGATCGCCGTGGACCAACTGAAAGGCCTCACATGAAACGCACCATCATCTGTGCAACAGCCGTAGTCTTCGCCTTCGGACTCAGCGCATGCAGCAGCGACAGCGACGCCCAACCAGCCTCCAAATCAGCAACCTGCGAGGAACTATGCGCAGACCTCGATGCACTTGCGTCCGAAACCTGCACCCGACCAGACGTCGATCAATGTGCAGCCACCCTCACCCAGAAGGTGCTTCTCGCCGACAAGGTTGAAACAGCAGTCGAAAAAGAAGAACTCAGCGACAACGTGGGATACATCCGCACAAAAGTCAGCCTGATAGGCACACTCGGCGACCAATTCGGATCCAACAAGTGCTTCACAGCGGGCGCTAACCGTGGAGACGACCTATTCGAATGCAGAACTACAGCACAGGACATCGACGAGCGGTTTGCAGAACTACATGAACTAGTTCAGAAACTCCCGGCCTAGCGATGCCCAGACCACGCTTGAGATTGGGTGAGCACGGCAACATCGAAGCCCGCCAACTCCCCAACGGACAATGGGTCGCGTCCTGCTGGATCCGCGACCCAGACGGCAAACGCCGCCGAGTCCGCAAATACACCCCCAAAGGCGAACGATCATCGAAGACAGCCGCCAAAACGCTGCTCTCCGACTACCTCGCCGTCCGACAAATCTACGGCGAATCCGACCACATCAACGGCAAATCCACCGTCTCCGACCTCTGGGACGAATACCGAGCGCAACTCGTCGAGAAAGACCGCGCCTCCAACACCCTCCGCGACTACGACCGACAAATCGTGTCAATCCTCGAACGCTTCGGACAAGTCCCCATCCCAGAAGTCACCACACAAGCCGTCGACCTATTCATCCGAGACGTGGCAGCAACCCGCGGAGTCCCCACCGCCAAAAAGGTCCGCACGATCATCTCGGGGATGTTCAAGATCGCGGTGCAGTTCCAAGCAGCCGAGGTGAACCCCATCCGGGAAATCTCGGACATCTCAGGGAAACGGAAGAAGCGGGCCAAGTCCCTCGACGCCGAGTCGTTGGCGAAACTGCTGCACGACCTCCGCACATCGACACTGCCCTGCCCTGTGATCCTGGCGCCGTACCAAATCGCACGCGGGCAGAAGACCACCGACAAAGGTGTCCCCACCGTCGCGGACTACTGCCGCAAGAATGGGATGGTCGACATCATCACCATGTTCGCAGCGACCGGCTGCCGCATCGGTGAACTGCTCGCGATCCGCTGGCAAGACATCAACCTCGAAACGAAGACAGTCGCAGTGACAGGCCAGATTGTGCGGATCCGCGGCGAAGGACTGGTGCGACAGGACCTGACGAAGTCGGAGGCCGGAGACGACCGTGACCTCCCGCTACCGGAGTTCGCGATGACCATGCTTCGCAGACGCAGTCAGGATTCGGTGTACGTGTTCGAGTCCTTGGCGGGAACGATTCTGGATCCGGAGACAGTCGGTCGTCGGTGGCGTCAGATCCGCGCAGCACTCGACTTAGAGTGGGTCACCTCGCACACCTTCCGCAAGAGCGTCGCGACCATCCTGGACGAGGAAGGGTTGACCGCTCGGCAGGCTGCGGACCAGCTCGGGCACGCTCAAGTCAGCATGACGCAGGACGTGTACTTCGGTCGAGGGAAGGTGCATACTGCTGCTGCGGACGCGTTGGATGCTGCGGTTTCTGGGAAGAAGCCGGGGCGCGAAAGTGGAACGTAA